TGCTGCAATTACCATATCTACGCTTTTGGTTACTGCTCTTGCAATTCTTAATAGAGTTCTTGCTATTACATCGATAGCATTGGTTCTTTCATCTTCCCAGGATACAACTCCATCCATACCATGTTTAACATTTCTACCCTGAACTTTGGTCCAGTCTGCTTCACCATAAGGGAAGTTTGCTAATCTTGGGATTCCATTAACATCCAAGTTTCCTTTTGCAGTTAAATCTGCTGCGGTTTCTTGGTAGTATGTTTCAGTCCATGCATTGGAGTTCTGAACCATACAAAGTTGTTTCATCTTATATTCTTGAAGAGCGAAGCCAGTTACAATTCTTGAAACATTTTCTGCTCTTAAATCTGCCATTCCTGTTGAGTCTCCTGCCATTTTACAAGTTCACCCTTATAGCGTGTGTTCCGCCGTTTGTACAAGTTTCCAAGACTTTTCCTAATACTGAGCCTTGTAACAAGTCTGCTGCATCTGCACCTTGAACTGTGTTTTCAGTTGCAGAGTTAGCCATCATGCTTCCTACTGCATCAGTTCCTGTGTCTGTTAGAACATCAAATACTCCGTCAGTATATACTGCGATAGTTGTTGCTCCGTCATCAGCATCTTTATCTGCTGCTGCAACGCCCACTAAAGGTGCGTTGTCGTTTGTGTTTGCAATAACTGTTCTCGGACTAGTAAGTTCCATCAAAGTACCTTTTGCAATATCTGTGCCATCTGCACAAGTAAAGGTCATTGGTCTACCGCCATTGAACAGTTCAATTATAACTGCTTCGTTTGCCATATTGTATCACCAAGTTGCATTAATGGAAATAAATATATTAATCTTTCTAAGGATGCTCGTCCCAATCCCAACACTCCCCGCAAATATCTTGCTTGTCTCTTTCAGAACCAATAAAGAATTTTCTCTCTTTATTGCATTCCTTACAGACTTTCTTTTTGAACATACTCATTGTGGGAAAAGTTGGTCATCATAACCAGTTCCTTTGAGAAGATTTCTAGCAGCTTCTACACTCTTTTCTTCTTCAGTTTTCTCTTTAGGAGAATTTCCTGCTTCTGACTTTCCACCTAACATCTCTTGAACTTTGATTTCTTCAGCTTTTTGTAGGTTTTTCGCCATTGCTTCATTTTGTTCTTTAAGCGCTTCGACAACTTTTTTCGCTTCTTCAATGGAAGAAACGGACACTTCCTCTTTTTTATTATCTTCTTTATTTTCCTCTTCCATATATACCACCTATTTACTTCTTGCATTTTTGTATTGTTTCTTTTAAGAGGTGCAACGCCTCTGTGCTTTGAGTCATTTTCTTCTCTAATCTAAACGCCATGTAAAAGAATGCCGCTATTGGAAACCCTACATTTGACACTAAAGTTACGTAGTCCATCATCTTCCTCTACTCGGAGTTGTTTTCTTTGAAGTTCCTCCAAGATTTCTAGCTAGTTCTTCTTTTTCTGTATCAGTTAGTTCTCCCCTATTAAATTCTTTTCTTATCCTTTCTCTTCTTTCGTCAGATATTCTGTTGTTTTCAAGGACATTTTGTCTGAACTCTTCGTTTATTCTTTTTCTTCGTTCATCTTGTCTCTTTTCTTCTAATCCTCTTAAGATTGGGACTTCTACTTCTCCAGATTCTAACTGTCTTCTTAGTTTTGCAACTAAGTCTGCATCTATATCTCTTTTTACTGCAGCAGCATCATAGTAATTATTTACTTGTTGTTGAACATTAGCAAAAGGTATGGCTCCTATTATTGCACTCCATCCATCAGGATTTAATAACCTATCAATTTCTGCAAGTGCTTCTTCTGCTCCTGCTAAATCTTCGTTCTTTATGGCAGTTGATACTGCAAAACCTAAAGTTTGAAGTGCTTCTTCTTTAAGAAATCCTGCAAAAGGATAGCTTCCTATAATTGGCACTAATGTTGTTGCAACTGATGAGGACAAAGCCGCTACACCTGCAACACTAGGAGCTGCTGAAGTAGTTACTATTCTTGTTACATATTTACCTGTTGTTGGATTATAACTTGTTATTGTTTGTGTTTTTGAAAAGGCTTTAGTTAAGAATTTTGTAGTTCTAGCTATGTTTACAGAATTTGTAGCAATTCCTTTTTGTACAGAATTTTTAACAAGTTTTCCAGTTCCTGCAGCAGCTATAGTCTTCGATGCAGTAGTTGCAGCAGCAACTCCACCACCTGCAGGAAGTATAAATCCAGTAGCTAGAGTTCCAACACCTATTGCAATTCCTGAAGTTCTTGCAACATCTCTTCCAAAGTTCTCTGGGACTTCAGTTTCTCTTTGTATTTGTTGGGAAATTAAATCTTGGTTAACTAATTCTTGATTTAATGCATTTGGGTCTACTATTGGTTGTTCCGTATCCTCAGCAGGCACAGGCGTAGAAGTAGCGCTGTCCAAAGAGGGTTTTTCCGCCTGAATAGGTGTAGCCTGCTGAGTTTGAGTGGGAAATCTTTTTGCATCTGCTCTTCTAGCTTTTGAAGTAAAATCTTTTTCTTTTTGAGTAGCTTCTCTTATCTGTCCTTGTTTAGCTAAACCTTGGAATCCTTTTCTTCCTGCTAATTCTTTAGCACCTGCAACTGCAGCTTGCCTTTGTTCTGAGCTTTTTCCTGAGATTTCTCTTCTTCCCTCTGCTCTTGCAGCAGGATTCTTGGAAGCTAATTTTTCTTTAGATGATAATCCACCACTTGGTCTTTTCTTTCTTTTTTTGGTTGTTCCTACCATTATTGGACCCCCACATTAGTGACTGCAGTATCCTCTGGGGTATTGGCCTGCATAGTTTCACTTTTTCCTTGGTCTGATAAGAGTTCGTTCTGTAAGGTAGCAGGGAACTCCAACTCAATCTCTAAGTTCAGTTGAGCTAAAACTTGTTCTTCAAGGTATAATTGTTCTTCTTCAATCGTTTGTTCGAAAGCTAAATAGCTTATCTTTGCTGATGCTTCAGTAATTTCTTCACTTCCACCTACAATAATCTGTGGAACGCCTGCGGCTTGGAAGAAGTAATTATTAAGTTGTGCTATCCATGGCAACGGATTAAGCGTCGCGTTCGGTGCAACTGCTAAAACGGAAGCAGTAACAACTCCTTTAGGAACATATAGGTTCTCTCCTTGCGTCGATGCTTTATCGGCTTTAACTTTGTAGGCAGCAACTTCAGTAGGGTCATCAGTATCAAGTTCGTGCATCATTATTGGGAAAACATTACGGTGAAGTAGCTTTTTGTAATCTGCCATGGCTTCATTACGCATCAATATAATATCGGTAACTGCGTCAATCATGCTTTCGCCGTGGATTTCGTCTGCAGTACGGTTTCTGCTAAGATGAAATATCTTTTCTGGAGTCCATGATTTAGGTTTTCTATTCCCTGCTCTATCAATTTGTTCATATCTTATGATTAATCCCTTTCTATTTGCTACAATTCGGATAGTTCCAGGGTCTAAAGGTTTAACATTTATCAGTGCTTCATCTTCATCTCTGATTATTTCTGCAAAAGAGTCTCCACCAATCTTTGCAGTTCTAGTCATATTCTCTAAAATGGTGTTAAACGAGTCCTTACCCCATCCTTTTATTGCGGAAAGAGTTATTTCTGTAATTTCATTACTCTTAAATCCCTTTCCAATCGTCCATCTAGCTAGTGCATCAATGGCTGTTTTTAGTTCTGGAATCTTTTTGTAGTATCCTAACTGTGTAGTCCAGTTAGTATTATCATAAGTTGTTTCTTTTTGGTCTAAAGGACCATCAGTTGAGACTGCATCTACAGAATAATCTGTAATTGTGTTCTCTTTATTACCATAATCGGTACTTCCTATATCTGTATCTGGCATTTTATTGGTTTATTTCATAAGGAATTTGAGTTATGATTCGGGTTTTGTTGGCAGCCATTGTTCTTGTTCCATCAGTTTGAGCTCCATCTGCAGGGTCTCCTGATATTGTTACCCAACTTGAACCGCTTGCTGTTTTTCCCCAACCCTCAATAGTAATCCTTAATTGTTCCCCCTTTTTTATTAAAGTTTTAGGCACTGTTATTTCAAAATTATGAAGTAAGTCTTGGTCTGCAACTCTTATGTGCTCTTCTCCTTGGACCGAAGCAATTTCTGTCTCTGAAGCTCCATCCCATTTCCTAATCCTTACTATCATATACCATCTTGCTGCAGCTCCTGCAGTTTGAAATATGTTTGAATAGAATGAAATATATGCAGTTCCCCTAACAGTTCTCGGTATTTGAAAAGTAGTAGTATCAAAATCTACATCTAATTCTAGAGTATATGTTGCTTGGTCAATCTCTCCTGCGTGTAGGCAGTAAGGAGCAATAGGAGTTCCTGAATATGCAGTAATTCCTGCAAGACTTCCTTTGCTTGATGTTTCAATTAAGATTTGACTGCTTCCAGTAGTATCTTTAGTGTTGTGGCAATCATATTGAACATATCCTGTAGCACTTGCTAAGTCTGTCCAATCTACACTAACTGTAGGTTTTCTTCTCTGTTTTATCGGACTTGTTACATTATTAAATGTCATTCTGGCCTCTTTATTGGGTCAATGATTTTTCCATCATTTCTTTGCTCCCATGTTTTAGCATATCCGTTATAGACTTCTTCTTCTCCAACGTCAATCCCTCCTTGGGTGACTTTTCCGAGGATTCTACCCCATTTCTCCACTCTTTTATCAGGATTGACCTCAATATCAACCATTGTTCCAAGTAATCTGCTTTCAAGCCAACTTTGTGCCTCATGCCCGCCCTCCTCATTAAGTTCGGGAGCAGCAACATTGCTGAACCGAACAGGAAATATGAAATCTCTTTCTTGCCATGCTACGGTTATTGTATCCCCATCATGAACTTTGACCACTGTAGCACTAAAGGATTCAGTAATTTGCTTATGGGGACTTTGGCCATAATAAAATTGCATTTGGTTGTTAGTGAGTTCTGGAAACGCTTTGAAGTCATGTGGCATCTTATGCCTCGTTAATGAACCGTTGGTTCTTTTTGTCTCTTAACGCAGATAGATTCCTTAAGATTCCATCTCTCAGCATAGTAACCATGTCTTCAGCTTCTTCTCGTGAAGTGTATCCACTCATGTCATACATTATTCCCTGAATCGCAACCATGGAGGAAACAACATCGGAAAAAATGTATTTTACGTCGACGTTGAGGGCGGCATAGGAATCGCTAAAGTTATCTCTGCAAAATACAGACATAAAGGATTCTGCTTGCAATACCCAAGCATCGTGCATAGCATCTGTAAGTGATGTGGAAACATTTGCACCCTCTTTAGCGGTAATTTCTCCCTCAGTTGTCATAATAGATGTAACTGCCATTTAATTCATTAGTATAAATATATATTTAAACCTTTGTTTCGGACTAACCATGCAGCACGAATTAATCCCTCAGCAATATGTGTATCTTCTCCGAAGTATTTGGCCTTTCCTGAAGTAATTTCAAACTGCACACTACGTAAAGATTCAAATATACTGTCTTCTTTTAGCAGTTTTATCTGCTTATGTTCCATTAATGCCAACAAATTGTTGTACATATCTTCTTTTAGGAGTTTTTTTCTCTTCGTGCCATCTCTATTAATATCTCTTGACGCATTGTTGAGACCCACCGTCTTTCTTCTAGTGGCAGAGTTAGCAAGTAAATATCCAAAATCTCCACTTCCGAGACCTCCATCATCCACTCCAATTTTTTTAAATCTAAACGTCCGTTCGAGCTTAAGTGTCGTATCAACTCTTTCTGGTGTTCGTGTACTTTTCTTCGTGATATTCTCAACTTGTTCAATAAGTTCTTTATTTGTTCCATCTAAAATCTCCCAAGTACTTGTATCTCTTCCCATAC